AAGGAATGGGAATTCAAATAGAAAACGAATTTGAATATAACAAAAATATACAAAGTAATAATGAAGATGAAGATGACGATGATAGTGATAATAAATATAAAAATGGTTATCGAATGGGTAGTTCAAGTAAAAAAAGTCAAAACTTCGAATTGATTAAAAAACCTAAAATGAATTTTAAAGATGTAGGCGGATATGACAATGTAAAAGAAGAATTAAAACAATGCATAGACATATTAAAAAATTATGAAAATTATAAAAATTATAATGTTAGGATACCCAAAGGCCTAGTATTTGAAGGACCCCCTGGAACAGGTAAAACACTATTAGCAAAATCTTTCGCAGGAGAAGCAAAGTGTAATTTTATTTCAGTTGCTGGTTCAGACTTTCAAGAAAAATACGTAGGCGTAGGATCATCCAGAGTAAAAGAATTATTCAAGTTAGCAAAAGAAAATGAACCTTGTATAATCTTTATTGATGAAATCGATGCTGTCGGTAGAAAAAGATCTACAGATGGTGAAGGTTCAACAAGTGAAAGAGACAACACATTGAATGCTCTTTTAGTCGAATTAGACGGTTTCAAAAATAATACAGGTGTCTTTTTAATAGCAGCAACGAATCGTTTAGATTTGTTAGATAGTGCATTACTTAGACCTGGAAGAATAGATAAAAAAATATATATTGGGCTTCCAGATAAAAAAACTAGAGAGATTATTATAAAAATTCATATAAAAGGAAAACCACACGACAACACAATAAAAATTCCATATTTGGTTGAAATTACAGAAGGTATGTCTGGCGCGCAAATTGAAAATATTTTAAATGAAGCTATGTTGAATGCGTTGAGAAATAAAAATGCTGTATTCTCACATGACGATATTGATTTAGTCATGAATAAAATGATTGCTGGATGGCAACCAAATGAACATCAATTTACTACAGATATTATTGATCATATTGCTATACATGAAATGGGTCATGCGACAGTAGGTTTATTGTCCAATCATCATTCCAAAATATCAAAAGTAGTGATTAATTTATCTTCGCCAAAAAGCCCAGGTTATACTATTTTTGAAAATACATTAGGAAATATATATAAGAGAGAAGCACTATTTGAACATTTAATGATTTTATTATCAGGTAGAATAGCAGAAGAAGTATTTTACAATGTCTCGGTTACAACTGGTGCTATAAATGACTTTGAAGAAGCACTCAAATTAGCTGAAAAAATGGTGGTCTATTATGGTATGGGTAATTCTGTAATATATCCATATAATAGTGAAAAATACAAAGAAATGATTGATAATGATATAATAGCATTAATTAATGAAGCATATAGTTCCGCAACTTTAATAATTACATCTTTAAAAGATTTTGTTCATGAAACCGCTGAGATTCTAAAAAAAGAAAAATTAATTAAAGCTGATATGTTAATAGATATATTGAATAAGAAATACAAAATAATATTGGATAAAACCAATACTAAGTAATATAAAAACCAACAAATAATAAAAATAACTTAAAAATAACATTTGAATTATTTTTAAGTATGTTCCGTAAATTTCAGTTAAAAGAAGTTGTCAAGAAGGTAGTTATAGTAAGACATGGTGAATCAGTATGGAATCAAGAAAGTAAATTCACTGGATGGACAAATATTCCATTAACAGAAAAGGGTAAAAAAGAAGCCGCAAATATAGCAACTACTTTAATTTCTCATAAAATTTACCCAACTATTTTGTTCAGTTCTGTTTTACAAAGATCTATTGAAACATCTAGTATTATTAGAAATAAACTTATCGAGAATAATCATAACTCTACTAAAAATAGTGTAAATGACTTACCTGTCCATACTTCTTGGCGTTTGAATGAGAAACATTACGGAACACTTGAAGGAATACCTAGGCAATACATTCGTGAAACATATGGTGAAAAATTCACACAAATGATGCGTAGGAATTTCAATATGAAACCGCCAATTGTGAAAGACTATAAATATAACACAGAATACCCTGTTTATAGAAATTGTTATTTTGAAAAAATTAAAAATGGCGAATCGAAGGAAAATGTATTAGATAGATTACTTCCTTATTTTGAAAATGATATAATGTATACATTAAGTGAAAACAAGTTGCCTTTAATTGTTACACATAAGCATACCGCACGTGTTTTAATGAAGCATTTATTAAAAATAGACGATGAAGATTTCGAAAATTATGAGATTCCTAATAAAGGAATAATAATCATAGATTTTGATAGTAACAATAATTGTATAGGCAGTGATATACTTATGCCACAATAATGTAATAATATATAATCGTGAAAAATTTATATATTATTTTTTTATAATGTAATAATGTAATAATCGTATAATTTAAGTAGCATATAGAAGACCAGCATTACCGCCAACAAATACAACCATATTTACGCGTTCTTCCATTAAATAAAGATCAAAGTTATAATCATAGACACGCCATGTAGGTTTATTTACACCCACTATTTCACCTGTTTCAGGGTCACAAATAGTAAGAACCTGGGCATATGGATCTAATGGCGGTGATATTGTAGTAAATTCTAGTTGAACATTTGTAAATCTGCTCATATTCATCGCACCTGATGGTTGTAGGTTATAAGGTGACGTATCTAGACAAAAATTATAACAGTATAAACCAGATGGGGCATTACCAGTAGTTCTTGTAAATTTTTCGATATAATTATACACACCTGATGGTAATAAATTTTCTCTATATTGACCATCTAAAAGAATACCTAATGCCTGAAGAATAAATTTAATATTTTGAGGATTGAATACACCTGAAACATATAAACCAGATAATTGACCATTTGTTTCTACGCCAGGTCCAATAGTTGGTGCAAAACCACCAGGATCAGGATTAGGATAACTACCAGCAACTAAAGCAGGTGTAACATCTTGTGGCATATAATCATAAGGCCAGTTAGTGTAATTAGCCCATTGATTTCGCAAATTCACATCACTACGTTGAAAATAAAACATCCAACTAATTACCATACCTAACGAATCTAAATCAACTTTATTTTGACCAGTAACATTAAAAAAACTACGCTCATAAACTTGTTTAAATAAATACTTTTGCTCATTTTTAGCAAACAATTTTGATTCATCATTTGATAGAAAACAATAAGTGCAATTTAAATTAACATCCGCATTCCAAAGAGTTCTAGTATCTGTATAAGAGTTTGGACCTAATTCTTCGTCTGGTGGTGTTTGTAAAAAACGATAAAATTGCATATAATATTGGTTAAAGTTTGGCGCGACTACTGGATAATTATTCGCATAATCCATAACATCACGAATAGTAAACCATTGATTCACAGGCCTAAATGTAACACTTATATGAAGTTCATTATATTGAAGTGATACTAAAGGAAACGCATTTTGTGTTTTCAAGTTGAACCAAGCACCCAAAGGAATATATAATACTTGACCCATGATAGATGGTTGAGCCCCTGCTGGACTAGTTGTGTAAAAAGCATTTGGATAAGCATTCACACGTGCACCATAATTTGCTGGATCATTAAACTCACTAGTGTTGCCAATCATTTCATAAAATAAATCTAATTTTTGTTTATTGAAGTCTCTTTGTGCTGAAGATAATATATATTTACCGGAATATTCTTGTAATTTTTGATTACCACATGTAATAGTAATTTTCTCGATAATTTGCGCGCCCAAATAATCTATCCATCTAAACTCATAAGGCGCCCATGTTGTATAACTTGTGCTACCATCAGGGTTTGTTATTGGTTTTGGTGGTATAATAGGAGACCATATATTTGGTAAAGCAATACTTACATAACAATCCATTAATAAATCCGCATACCTTTTTACTTTAAAAACAAATGTGGAATTTGTAGTAAGATTTAATGTGGTGCTACCTTCATAATCTAGGCGAAATTTTTGAAGACCAAAGTTAGTATATTTTAAATATGTCGCTTTCCAAAATGTTTTTTCAGGATTACCATTTAATATAATATTTGCTTGACCTTCGCTTACTAATTGCATAAGACCGCCTGCCATGTTAATATATACTATTACAATTTTTTAATTCTTTATTTGTGGATATTATAATTCAATAATCTCTTAAATTAAAAAAATAATATAATATATTAGATATTATGTCAACAAATCCAGGAAACTATTTAAGTAGTATAAAAAACACGCAAGAGGACTTTATAGGTTATATTATTATGGCATTTGTATTCCTTATTTTAATATTTATGGTTGGATATATTATTTATTTAAGAAGATTGAATAATGCAGAATGTGATTATATGAATACTCTATATCCATCTGTTGATGGTTATTTAAAACCTATTACATCTAGTGATCCAGATTGCTCAGGAAATATTTATGATTATTATATTAAGACAGCATATAATGCTTGTTCTGGTGGTTCATATAAAAATGATTATGTGAATCTGTGTAATTTGAAAGCTATCATTAAACAAGGTGTGCGCTGTTTAGATTTTGAAATATATAATCTAGACGAAACACCTATTGTAGCAACAAGCACTACAGACGATTACCACGTAAAAGAAACATTTAATTATATTAATTTCTCAGATGTAATGAGCACCATCAGTAATTACGCTTTTGCTGGAGGAACATGTCCAAACCCAACTGATCCACTAATTATTCACCTAAGAATTAAGAGTTCAAGCGAACAAGTATATCAAAACCTAGCAGATATATTTAGTAATTATGATTCGATTATGCTTGGTAAGGAATACAGTTTTGAAGGAAATGGCTCAAACATAGGTAACCAACCCTTGTTATCATTTCAAAATAAGATAATTCTAATTGTAGATAGGATTAATAATTCTTTTATACAAAGTGAGGACTTTTTGGAATATGTAAATCTTACAAGTAATTCCGTTTTTATGAGAGCATATACGTATTATGATGTTCAAAACAATCCAGATATTAATGAACTTATCGATTTTAACCGAAAAGGTATGACCATTGTTTTTCCAAATAGCGGTGCCAATCCAGGCAATCCAAGTGGTTATTTATGTAGAGCGGCTGGATGTCAAATGGTCGCAATGCGTTATCAATATGTAGATAATTATTTGACGGAGAACGCATCATTTTTTGATAGTTGTAATTATGCTTTTTGTTTGAAACCAGATTATTTAAGATATGAAGAAGTAACCATTGAAGATCCTACACCACAAAATCCAGATTATTCATATGAAACAAGGACTGTCAGCACAGATTATTATAGTTTTAACGTTTAATTTTACACTTATTCTATACTAATAAAATTTTATATTAACCATGAATTTATATCAATTTCAGGTAACAAATATTTATTCTTTATTTTTTCCGCAATAATAATATTTAAAACATCTTTTTTAAATTTTTGTATATCTTTCATTTCATCAATAATATTTATTAAAAATAATGCTGGACACCATTTATCACTACAATTAAATGTATTGCAACAAAAACAACCAATACCTTTCACACGTTTTAACATGCTTCTTTGAAAATCATTCAATCTTAAAAAATCACCATACATATATCCGTTATAATAAATAGTGGGGGGAACAAATGGATATCTAGTTGTATTAATCATAAATTTATATGACCTATTGTCTTGTTTGCAAACAACTATAATTTCATTTTGCGAATCATCTACAAAGAATAATTCAGTTAAAAATTGTTTCTCTTGTAGAACATCAAATTCTTTTGTTAGAC